AGATAGTATCTAGCTCTTCATCACTTAGACCTTCAAATTCAAAATCAATAGATTCACGCTCAATACCATACTTCTCTAACAGTTCCTCAAAATGGCCCATCTTCTCGCTCACCTCCTCCTGATTAGCATTATTTATAGTAAACATGGAAAGAGTCTCATTTAACTTCTCCAATGTTTCTATCAATTTTTCTTGACAATTTATACTAAACATACTATTATTAGCTTCACTAAAGCTGTCAATAGTAATTCTACTTCCTTCCATTCCTTCAAGAACTTCGGTTTCACCATCTTGTTCATATCCCAAAATAGTTACACCACGGAATGAAAATTTGTCAATAGAAAGATAATCATCATTTGCATTATAAGACATTTCTTCAACTGCAATTTCTACAGAACAACGACATGTTTTATGTCTTTGTAAAATTTCTGCTGCCTTAGAATAATCTTCAAAAATATGTCCTTCAACCATCAAATAGGTTTTATCTTGCTCGGCATCATATTCAAGATATGGATCTTTAAGCTGGCTAATTACTCCAATAGGTTGCTCAATATACTCTAAATTACCATCTTCATCAATGGTCATATCATGAGAATGGAACTCATAAGTTCCCTTGTCTGTCTTAATAATACTACCAAGGATGGGGCGACCCTTAAAAGATGCTTTATTCTTATTCATAACATCTTCTGAGATGCCAGAACCATTTCGGTTTTTATCTATATGACAAGATTTAAGCTTTACATCTAGCAATCCATCTTTGCTATTATCAGCAGATTCAAATGTCTCTATAGAATGAATAATAAGCGGTGCTCCATATTGTTTAGAATTAAAATTAGAAAAGCTATTAGTTTTACAAAATAATTTCAAATCTTCAATAGTATAAAATTTTCTTGGCATTCTTCCTCCTCCTTCCTTTAAAGATTATATTAAACTCTCAATAGAGGAGTTTATTAAATGCTGAGCATATTTGTGTAATGGATTTTTGTTCCATTAAACTGCTCAAAATTAAAGTTTTTAGGAGGCTGGTTTAAAAAAGTATAATTGCCTCCATTGCGTGATATAAGTTTAAAACCTATAGCAAGAAGTTTCTTGGCAGTAGGTTCATCCGTAGTCATTATAAATTTTTGTTTAGAGTCTGACATTTTGGTCGCCTCCAATAATCTTGTATTGTAATTTTTTATTTTTTATTCTTTTCGCCGTCTCTGGTTCTATCTCCTTCGTCGGTTAGCTCCGTTGCCTTTTTAGTTTGACCGCCAGATTCATTTGCTCCATTTTGCACATAAGAACTTTGAAGAGGATACATCCAGCTATCTTGCAACTTAAGAATGTTATTTTCAAGATGTGTCATACTATAAGCCTCAAGAGGGGATATTCCAAGTAGAGACATGTATTGCATTTTTACAGGAAGCCCAAGGCTTGCCGCATCTTTTAATTCAGTAATTTTTTCATCTTTGTTATATGGGGTGACAGGTATGTATTTCACTCTCATACCATTATCTGGCAAAATATAATCAAGCCATCTATTAACTCTTGCTTGAATTTGCCATAATAAAGGGTTTTGTGCATATAATCCGTCCAGTATCTGGGCAGCACGTACCGCACTAGCGCCAGTCAGTTTCTCGTTATCAAGTATCTGACTTACACCAGCAGCTTCCCATAAATTACTGTTTGCTTTAGAAATTTGATTAACATCATCTGCATCAGTCTTTTCAAAATTGATTGGAGTAATTTCCATTGGTGATAAGATAATTCCAGTTTGCTTTGGAATTACGCCTGCCATCTTGTTATAAAAATCTACAGCAGTATTTAAATCAATTGCAAAATCATCTGGCTCATCAGTGCCACTAATAGTATCTATCTTTGCAACTAACAATTTATAAACTGATAATTGATCTTTAAGGCTTGTGATAGACTGTAAATCAACAAGATCAATTAAATTTTCAAAAATAGCAGCAAAAGGTGGAATAATTCTATCAGTCTGATCGTAATTGAATTTTAAAACCCAAGTACGCTCAGGATCTAATTCTTGCCAACGAAGCTTGCTGTCACTATTATAAGCATTATATTTAGTTGTAAACTCTTTATCCCAAAATTCTAAATACTTGGCATTGCTTGCATTATTAAAAAATGTGAAGTCAAACGCCATATTCAGTGTGCCATCATAATTTACAGAACTTATTCGGCAATAATCAGGATCTAACGGTAATATAATGAAACTATTAACATCTTGCTCGTCTGAATCATCATAATAGATATACCCAAAGAAACAGTCTTCTCTAAATGTTGTAATTAGCTGGCTAAAAACTTGTCCACCTAAATTCATTTTTTCCATCCACTTTGCGGCATCTTGATAGTCTTGCAAAATACTTTCATCATCATTATCTTCAACCATACTAACATTTGGTATAATACTATACGCAGTTAAATCAATCATAGAAGCAAAATATGCAAGCAATCTTCTATACTGCGCACTAAGTACATACAAATATTGACTTAACTTTCTTAAATTCTTACTGTTGTTATCAGAAAGAGGGTTTTTTAAGTAAGTGCGAAGAGATTCTTTGCTGTAAACAGTATAAGTTTTGCTTTGTATATTTTCCAGGTCTATTAACTGTAACGCATTTTTCAATTGTTGCGCCCAAGCCAATTTCTTTTGCTCTTCGGCAAATTTAGCTACTTCATTCATGGAATCCTTTGTTCCATGACTATTCTTTTCTGTCGCCATACTTCACCGCCTTTCTGACTAATTAAATAAAGATTTATATTGTTGTGGAGCACGAATTTTAAATTGGTCTAATATATTTTTATCTTTTGGTTTTTTCTTATGTCTAATACTTGACATGCGCTTTTCATGTAAGTGAAATGCGGCCATAACATAAGTATAAGCTCGGTCATCGTGCAATTTACCTTCTTTTTCTGGAATAAGTTCAAAAGAGTCTTTTCCAGAATCACGCTTAATACGTCTCATGTTAACCAACTCTTCTTTTAGCGCATCAATGTTGGCTAGCGCAATCTCTTGATATGGGTCTAATTTAACCATTTTTGTCTTTACAATTGAAGATTTCTTCAACTCTTCTTTTAACTTAATTGAATAATCTTCATCTGACAATTTCTCTTTTTTAAGTCTTTCCTCTATCTCTTTTTTAACTTTTGCAGTAGCAGCATCATCTGTTTGGAATAAAGTTAAATATCCCTTATTATCATACTCTGCTGTAAAATCAATAAGATTGCTATTTGTCATTTCTATTGCAGATTCATACATAATTGACTTATACTTGCTAGGTTCTATTAACTTAACTTTGTCAACTGCATTAGGATATTTATTGGAATAACCTGTACCAAGTTGCTTGTCAAGTTCTTTATCAATCAAACCACGATGAGTTTTTCCTTTTGAATCAACCCAATCTTGCATCAACATGTCCGCAATAACTTTACCAGCACCACCAGCACCAGCATCAATTAAAACGGCTTCAATATTATGATATTCTAACTCGTCACCGTTGTAATCTAATATAACTTGTCTTAAATAGTCTACTTGGTCTGGCGTTTGCATTGGCGCACGTCTCTTGTTACTAATATCAATCATATTAATACAATTAACAATACGACCTCTATATTCACCATTATCATCTTGGTAAATTTCCATTACAGTAATAATACTATTGTCTCTACTTCTAGCAGGGTCATAGCAAATAACAAACTTCTTGTCATTTGTATCATTATATAAAAGTGGCACTCTAGTTTCACTATTTCTAGTAATAACACCACGTCTAATAATTGCCTCATTACCTGCGTCAGAAGTAAATTCGCAATAATACTCTCTTCTTGCCTTTTCAGGATTAGTTCTAACAGCAGTTTCAATGTCACTTTTCTTCAAAAGTGCATTAACAACCTCTCCATGTATTGTCGGTTTAAGAACTACATCGCAAGGCACTTGGATAACACAATAATCTCTGTCACCCATTAATTGCCGCTTGGCAAATTCTCTATACAATCTGTAGAACTTAGTGTCTGTGCTTGACGCAGAACTAATATAGAATTTCTGGTTTGGTATATTTGTTGCAAAAGTCCTCAATCTAATAGTATCAATCATTTTACCATTTCTGTCCTTACCAGAAGCAAATCCTTTGTTAACTGCGGCGAAAGCGCCGTAAACTTCAAGCATTTCTTCTGATAAGAAACCACATTCGTCAAAGATAACATTACCACGCATACCACGTTTCTTGTCAATATTTGAGTTTAGTGTCTGAGTAAAAGATCCATTATAAAGACTATACTTAAAACCATTGTTACCATGGCTAAATCCATCGCCAGCGGCATTATTAATCTCAACTTCTTGTTTAAAAATATAACCAGTAGAATTTCTCATTTCGTCAATTCCATCATTGGCTATACGCTCAAGAGTAATAAATGTCTGCTCTGCTTGGCTACCAGAACCAGATGCAATATAAGACCAAACGTTACAGAACAACATATCCTTTGCCATTAACATAAGGTCTATAACTGTAGACTTACCAAATGCACGACTTGCCAGAACCATGACGTTAGGACAATTCCATGTTCTAGCAACAATATAAGCCTGCGCATCAAGCAATGTTATATTAAAAAAATCATCAATAAATCTTACTGGATTGCATTGATAATACTTTTGTATCCATGAAATATTTTTTAATGACTCCAATTTTCTATCTGACATTGCATAAACACCAGGACGAACATAGACAGTAGTGTCATCATTAAATATTGACATCAAGTCTGCGTCATCAATAGCGTCAACAATTTTAAATCTAACATTACTCATCAGACTCAACCTCCTCATCACTTACAGAAGTTTCTCCAAGTGGTGAGAACAGTTCTTTTAAGTCCTTTAATTCTTCTTTATTTAGAAGATTATTGTCCTCTAATGTATCTCTTAAATCCAAATTTTCTCTTAATATAATTCTGTTTATTTCTTTATAAACATCTCTTTCTCTTTGCAGCTCAACAATCATTTTGCGCTGATCAGCAACCATATCAGACCATTCAGATTCGTCCAATCTAAGTTGTTTCATAATAGAAGCATCACTAATTTCAAGAACTTGCTGCATGCCTCTGCAAGTTCCTATATCAAATCCATTAACTTCTGCTTCTCGAAGATCCATATCCCTTAGCTTTTTTATCTTGCCAGTCCAAGTATTTTCACCCTTGGATGCATTTTTATTATGCTTAAGACTCAAACAACTTTGTTCTGCCAATTGAGAAATTGTTGAGCTAATCTTTTGCTTAGAATCTAATAATGATTTGATTTCTCCAGTCTTACCATCTTTACCAATATTCTTCATAGAAGTTGCAAGCATATCATCTAACTTAGCTTGCTGTAAAAAGCCACGAACAATTGTAATGGCAGAGCTTGTTCGCATCATATCCTCATTATCTCCACCAAGATCAAGAAATCCAACAAGTTGGGAGTATAGTAATGGTTTATCAACTTCTGCCTCACTAGCAAATGGGTCATAACCAAGCAAACGTATTACGCTACTTTTATTTTTCAGATATTCATCATAAATCTCTAAATCCTTTGGAACTTCAGTTTTATTTTCCTCTGATACAGTAGCTTCATACGCCTCTTCTGGATTTTCACTAATTTTAGAACTAACCTGATATGTTGAAAATAAATCTCCATCTCTCCAACGCATACCATTATACTGTTTTAAAGATGTTATATTCTTAATATAAGCTGCCCATACATTTGTGCGCTTCAACCCAGCATCTGGATTATTAACCTCATTGTAACTTGATTCATATATGCTTTCAATCCAAGGTTTATCAAGTCTTTCGAGCGCTGATTGAATAGAAGCCTTGGTACAATCCCCATACTCACCAGTTTCTTCATTATAGTTACGTGCAACATTCTTTGCACAATCTCTACACATTACAGTAAGTCCAGTTAAAACAAGAGGATCAGAGCTAACATAAAAACCTTCTCTACCTTTTTCTTTTCCGCAATATGGGCATAAATATTTACGGTCTGCACTGTCCGTATTATTTTTTTTTGATTTTGTCGTAGACTTACGTCCACCCATAGAAGCCATTACTCTTCCTCCTTTCTGTCGAATTTTTTATAAAAAAAGAGACAGCGGCTTACTCGACCACTGCCTCTTTCTTGGACTCTGCAATTTCATCATTAATTCTAGCGAATGCCTTCTCAAACTCAGGAGTGCGCTTGAACACAAAGACAGTCTTATCCTTATTGTTTCTATCAGCCTTAATATCAGCGATAGGAAGACCCATCTTCAGTAGCTTTCTAGCGACTCCAGCATTAAACACTAGCTTAAATTCCTTATTCATATTTTCCATTTGTATTTCCTCCATAATTTTGTATTGTTTAAAAAGTTATATTATATGTGCAAACTTTACCATCTTCCTTACTGAAGATACACAAAGTCTGTCCTGCCCTTGAATAAAGGCGTTTGTTATTTGCGTGGTCATCAGTACCACACAAAGAACTAACAAGTACATTTTCTATACCATAAGAATCAATTGATTCAAGATGGTGTTTATCTCCACTGAATACATACTCTACATTAAACCCATATTGCTTACTAAACAAAGTATGCATATCAATGCCTAGCTTTCTAAAGTTTTCAAGGTCGCCATGAACTCCAACAATATCATGTCCCTTGACATTCAAATAAATAAACTCATAATATAGATTCTCTTCTACGACAACCTTGGCATTGTCCTTTAATCTCCACTCAAGCCACCAAGGAATAATTTTTTCCATATTGTCAGAGTGAATACTATCTTCCTTTTTTTGAACTGTTCTGGCATGATTGCCGTAAGTCGAATACACATGCACTTCATTTACATAATGAGATAGTTCATTAATAAGCTCTGCAAGCAATTCAGACGCATGCATTAATTGTTCACAAGTGTCTTCTTCGGATGCAACACGCACAGTAGAATGGATAGACCCATGAATTAAGTCACCTAATACCATAACATGAAGCTTATCAACATTATGAAGTCTCAAATAGGCTTTTGTCTTGCGATACAGCTTGCCAATTCTATCCAAACAAACTTGAGCATTATATGTGTTCCAAATATTATTTGTAACCATACCAAGATGCCAATCAGTTAAGCAAAGAACCGCATCATTCTCTGCGGTATAATAAACACCATAATTATCATTCAACATCTTATCAGAAGATAGTTTATTGGCAGCTTTAATAAGTTCTTCCTCTAAATGCTCTGAACGTGCATCTTTGACTAAAATTTTATTATATTCTCTGCGCTGATCTTGATATTGCCTCTTAGCCTTATAAAGTTCATCAGTTTGTTCTTTAATTTTCTGCAAGTACCCATCATCAGAAAAGACCTGCTTCTCGCAGGTCTTCAATCCGTTATGGAACATCTGATATCTTTTTCTATAAGCTGATTCGGTATAATTGTTACCAAGTTCTTTGTTAATAATATCTGCGACTTCTTTCCATGTTAAACCAGAAGCGTCCTTAATGTCACAAATTCTAAAAATATACTGATCTTCATTCTCTAGTTGTGGATTATATTTCATATCACTACTTGTCATACGTCAAGTTCCTCCTCAGTATCATCTGATTCCCATTTATTAAGTCGCTGCCTATATGACTGCTTAAGCTTGCAATAAGGAATCAACTTTTCAGGAGTAACAATTTCTGCACGATTTCTTGGATCGTGGTATGGTCTCTCTGGCACTCTCTTAGCTCCAAGTCGCCAACCAGAAAAAAGAATAATCTCTGATGGTTCATCATAGCTTGCCATATTCATGTTTTCAATAATAATATCATCAAGAGCCTCTAAAAGTTCTTTAATATTTTTCTTATAAAAACCAGTACGCTCTTTTAATTCATTTATAATATCTTTTTGATCCATTTTTATACTAACCATTTTGCATCACCTAACTTTCTTTGTAACGTTTTATACAATGTCCATTACACTATATCATCTGCATAAGCGATAGCTAGAGAACATTCTTTGCCAATAAATTCATCAAGTAGCTCATGAATATTGACCAATTCTCCAGTCTCTGAATTCTCTATAGAAATAATGCCGTCTTGCACATACAGAACGCCTTTTGCATTAAAATTATATTTCTTTTGAAATTTGCTCATTTGTACTTCCTTCTTTCTTAAATTTCGTCCGCATGAGTTGAAACTTTTCCTCTATAATTTTTAGTTAACTTGCAAATTTCTGCATACGGTTCATTTTTAAAATGCTTAATATATTTATCAAAACCACTATTTTCAGGATTATGATATAAGTCACACTGTCCACAATGTCCAATTACAATTGTTTTACAGTTATCATGGATACGAGTTAATACCTTGCGCAACTCGTCCAAATATAAATTTTGTGCCTCTTCAACAATGATAACCTTGTTCTCGAAGTTTTGCCCTCTTAAAAACACATGTGTAATGGTATCAATATAACCAGTACCATTTTTTAAATTTTCAACGGCTAACTGATTAATGGCAGTGTTTGGATTAATATTTAATTTAATTAACGCCTGATACAAAGGATCAAAGTACAAACTGACTTTAGATTGTAAATCTCCAGGCATATAACCCAATTTTTCTTCCTGAACTGGCGCTGCAATATAAACAATACCATTATATAGTTTGTGTTTAACCAACAAATTTGCTACAGCTGTGGCGATAGTAGTCTTACCAGTTCCTGCTCTGCTGTCACAAAACACAATCAAATTATCTGGGTTCCAAATTGCATCTCTAAAAATCTTTTGATCTTCATCTAATTCCAATCCATAAAAAGGATGCTCCTCTAATGTTAGAGGAGCGTTTCCATAATCTTCATTATTATTAATTCGCTTTTTAGTAGCCATACATTGGTCTCCTTGTATCAAAATAACTGATCATAGTCGTATAAAATCTCATCGATAACTCCATATTTCAAGCAATCATGCTCGTCCATATAAATGTCGCTAGACGCTTTCTTTTTATACATTTTAGGGTCAATTTTTGTATGAGACAATAAGAAATCTCTTAACTTTACATCCAGCGCATCAAAATGCTTCTTTGTTGATTCTACTGTAGACTGTTCGCCGCCATAGAATGCGCTGCCACGATGGAACATTGTTTGAGTTCCTGGGAGAGAATATCTCTTTTGCCCTGCTGCTAAAATTTCTGCTGCTGCAGAATATGCGAAACTGATATTAACAGTATAGACAGGAGTCTTAGAATATTGAATTGTCTGTATGATAGACCACAAAGTTACAACATCTCCTCCTGGGGAAGAAATATATACTTTAATTGGTCTACGTTGCTCGACAGGGATATCCTTGTCCTCTTTGTTGCACTTTAAAATCATATTAACCAAATCTAAATCACAATTGGTTAGTGAATGGTCTAGACGATAAATTCTGTTTTGCTCGTCTAAATAATAATTTCTTAAATCAGGGTCTGGCAGCTGAAGATTTGCTGTTGATTCAGGCACACCAGTTAGTATACAATCCATTAATTCATCCATATTCATTTCCTCCTGTTTGCATTTATTTTTAATTTGATAAAGAGTTAAAGAAAATAAAATGTTTTTTTATATTTATCTTCTTTCATAGTAGGTGCTTTTTTGCAAACATTAAAAAATGCAATGAATTACTATAATTTTGTGCTGTGATAAATCAAAATCTATCACTTCACGGCTCTGTGTTTTTGCATAGATTTGCGCTGATATTCAAGTTGTTTTTTATTTTGGCACTCATCGCACCTAATTTTTCTGCATGACTTACCACTTATAACCACTTCTTGCCCACAATCTTTACAAACAATAATCTTTGATTCAATAGGATGATATTGTGGAGAACACTTTTTACAATACTGCCCATTTGTTCGAACCTTAAATAAACGTCCGCAGTTTTTACATTCCTTGTACCCTCCACTCTTCCAATTGACATATGTAAATGCAAGCTCTTTATAATTGTTCTCATTTAATATGAGCG